AGATTCTGATATTGACCCTTTACCTTTCTTTATATCAAATGTTGCGATGCTATTGCGACCCATCCTAGCAGTAAATTTACCACCGGCGTGCGATAATGAACCGCCTGCCTTTATGACAGTGGATAACCAATCTTCTAAACTTGAAAACGTCGCTTCTTGTAAATCAACATCTTCTTTCTTAACAGATTTGCTTATTGCTTTGCGGCGATTTTTTAAATATTGGTCAGATTCATCAGAATCACCGTCATTATCGATGTCAGAATCACCAGCACCAACAGGATCCAATCCTTCACCATCATCATCTTTGTTGCTCGCTTTCGCGTATTTCTTTTCATTAAGCGAAGAAATAACATATTCGCCCACCATTTCTTTTAAACTTTTATTAGACATTTCTTTATCCTTATTATCATTTTTTTTAATATCTGTTGTATTTATATCATCTAGTTGAAAATCTATTTCCGAATTTTCTTTTACAAAGTAGTTTGGTATTTCGCCAAATCTATTTTTCAATTCACGACCGATTACTTTTATTTGGAAGTCTCTGGTTGTTCCAGATCCCCCAGCCTCATAATCAGGTATACCAGCTTTTGCTAATTTTTTCAATTCGGTATCACTAAGAGAAGTAATTCTTTTTTGAATATCTTTTGGTTTACCGTGTCCAGAAAATTTCCAAGAGAACTTATTTAGTCTTCTTCCTACACTCTTTTCTTCTAAGTTAGATTTGTCCATTGAAGTTCTCCTATTTAGTTCTCTTGACAAGCATAAATTCTTTACCTTTATTAAAAGGTTTCTTCATCATTGTTTGTGCGGCTTTGACTGCAGCATCTTTTTGTTTCCAAGTCATTGGATTCCCATACTTATCTTTAAGAATTTTTTCATCAACCTTAAGTGAATAGGTAACGTTGGTATTCTTTTCTTTTTCTAATCCAGCATTTCTTTCTTTATTCTTAAGATTGTATGTTTCTTTATCCCCGTATGGTAAAGACTCACCCAACGATTTTGAATTTTGCAAAAATGTTTTTATTATTTTATTCACTGTGGTTACTTCTTGCCCAGGAGTATCTTTTTGATACTTTTTACGAAGTTCATCCGTTCCTTCTTCGCCTGCACCAGATTCCTTAACAGTATCTTCTTTTTTAGGAATACAATTCGGAACTTCTTTACCGTTTTTCTTTTTTGTTCCAAACTTTTCATATCCTTTCCAACAAGGATCATCTTTATCTTTTTCTTGAAGATTTTCGTTCATTGCTAGATCAACTGCTTTATTACCATATTTACTACGAAGAATATCACTAATAGCACCTTGTTTGTCATAACCTTTTAGATCAACAACGCGATGTATCTGGCTTATCATTCGACGTAAATCTTTAATGGATTTTTTCTTTAATACTTCATATTCCTGATTTACACGTTTTGCTCGGTCGGCATAATCAATACCTTCCTTTACTAATTCTTCCTTCGCATTCATCGTGCTTCCGAAAGACTTTTGAAACTCCTTTTCGGCTTGTTTTGCGTTCTTTGCGAACTTCTCGTCCAATGACTCATTCATCATGTCGTGGACCCACTCGGAAGAACCATATTCAAGTCCTTTAGCTGCAGCCATTTTTATTGCAGCCGCTCTGGTTAGATTAGGTTCAACTATAATCTTTTTCTTTTTATCGTAAACGGTATATTTTTGTTTTACACTTTCATCTAACTCAATATATTTTTTAAAACCTTCTAATTTATCCATATTAACAGATTCTCCTATCATGTCATTATAATAATCATCAAGAGTTCTCGCATCAACGTTCCAAATTTTAGCGGCTCTAACCAAAGCATCTTTCACCCCTTTATTTTTAAATTCAGCATATTGTTTTATTGCGTTTTGGTAAGTTTTACTTCTTATGTTTTTATCCAACCATTTTTCAACGCCTGGTAATACTTTTTTAAAGAAGCTGGTATTACCACCAAACGGTGCTTCAGCCATATATGATTCAACTGATTCCATTAAATCAACGGCTTCGCTTATCATACTTTCATTTATTTTTTGTGTTGGTAATTCGCCATCAGATGAAGTATTTGCCTGTCTGTACATTTTAAAACGCTTGTCACATTTTACTTTGTTATCTTTTGTTAATAACATGTGTGGTCTTTTCATCATCTTTGGTAGACAAGCAGTTTCTCTTTCGTTCAAGAAATTTTCAAAGGATGTGTTAATATCTTCTTTCTTGTTTCTATTTGCAAATCTTTCTTTTTCTTTTGACTTTACTGACGGTAATAGCTTTTTAGATAACGTGTTTAGTTTATTTGCTGGCATTTTTTTAATCCTATCGTCTATTGTTTGGCGTTGCGAATAACTTAGTTCTCCATAACTCTTACCTTTTGCAAATTTATCTTTCATTATATTAATAGCTTGTTTGCGAGCTCGACCTTTTAATTTATCAGTCGTCGCTACTTTTCTTGCGGCACGTTCACGCCCACGTTTGATCTTTGGAGCAAGTCGTCTCATTAATAATGCTCTCTTTTTACGTTGTACATTCGTAAGAGCTTCATATACGATTTCTTCTGTAATACCCATACCATTCCTAATCGTATTCATTATTTCTTCTGCGCTAACTCTTAATTTGCGAGGTAGACCTTTCTTAAATTCCGGAAGATTATTATCAACGGCAAGTGATCTTAATTTTGATGCAGACATTCCAGCTACACCTTCAGCATCCGGATCTCTTTCACCAGCAGATACTACTTTAATAGAATCATATGTGTAATCTTTTCCGTTGTATTTGTTTAGCAAAGTTTCAAATTCTTTCAATCTATCAGATCCAGCAACTAAGATAAGATTACTAAATTTTGATTGTAATTCAATCGCGACTTGTATTATCGTTTTTGCTTTTGATTTTTTGACTACGTTGCCAAAAGCACGCTGTGCATATCTAAGTTTTTCTTGATATGACAATGGATTTCTTTTTGGATCGTACGTATGAGATAGGAATATTGCTGGTATACCTTTTTCTTTCGAAGCAACCTGCATTACTTTATTTACTAATTTTTCATGACCAATTGTAATAGGATTCATACGCCCAAAACTCACAACAGCAACTTTACTTTTCGTTGCTTCTTTTAGTTCTGGCTCAGTGTTCACGTATTTTTTTGGATCGAATCCTTTAATTTTAGAATTCTTCTTTTCTTTTTTATTGTCTTCCATATGACAAAGCCTCGTTTAATGTTATATCTTAGACTATTTATAATATTTTGTAAAGGACTCGATGAAGGGATAGTTTCTATTCGCTGATGAATTCCATATTGTAGATTCTCTTAACCAACCAATCGCCGGAGTAGGGGAAGCGATTGCTAAAGGCACTTGCGTTTTTCTTTGTCTCAATATGAAGTATGAATTATCTACGCAGCCAAGTCGACCGACTGTTTCTATTTCATGTATTAAAAATTGAGCTGTCCTTTTTGTCATTGCGTACGCATGAGCTCCTTCGTGACCATTTATTCCAATGAGTTCTTTAGGAGGTCCTGCTAATACATGATCATATCTATTTGGATCGCCTGTTTTATATCCTAGAACTACTATACATCCATCAGGTATTTTTAATGAATCTATATTATGAAACATTAATGCGTCATGCTCCAATACAACGCCATAGTCTAAATTGCTTTCAGCAATCTTTTTCCATATTGCGGCATGACCTGCACTGCAGCATTCTGCCTTTTCGCCCGCGTGAGGTGTTTCTATTCTTGGTATATTATCAGTGCTAGGCAATCTTATATTTCTACCTTCACTCTTTGTTATCTTGATGCCTGTTAATGCCCAAGCGTGTTTACCTGACATTTTAGAATACCCATTGAAATATTCCCAAGACATACCAACTTTATCGCAAGAGTCTGAGCATATCTTTGCATATTCGTGAGATATCTTATCGTCTATTCTTAATATAAATGCCTTTGAATTCATTACACGCCATCCGAATATTTTTTCAACCATTTAAATCCAGTTGATCCCCAATATTGTTCTGCATATACTTTACCAGTCCCATCGTAGCGTTTTGAACCTTTTGCATACCATTGAGGAATTAACGTATATGATGGCCATATTGTAACATCGTCTTTCATTAATGGTAATAGTTTTGATAGGAAATGGTTACCTGTATAAAGATAAGGATGTTTAACGTTTAGATTACGCGCAGGGAGTTTATGCAAAGTTTCTATAATTGTCTTGAGTACTTTATTACCTTTGTTTGCTGCTAATATAGGAGAGGTATACCCCGGTTTAGCTTTTTCATTTTCATATACAGTATACGCGTGTGTAGGTGGGCTAGTAAAAAGTTCATCAACGGGGTGAAGACATATAGAATCTGCGGAAGGCCAAAAACCACCTCTTTCATGTATAAGTTCATAACGTATTACATCGTGAGCACCAGCATAACACCCAGCTTCATAATATCTATCTAAAAGATGTTGATTATACCACTTACGAGAATGTAACATTTCATCAGTAAAAACATTATATTCCCACTCGGGATGTTTTTCTTTCCACGTATTCATCCATTTAGTTGGTGCTTGTTTAGATCCAATCCATATGTGGGTAATTTTCTTTTCTATATTCATTATATACCTTTATCATTGTTATTTTTGCCAACCTTTAATATATTCAGATGAAAAGTTTGCTTTACTAAATTGCAATCTATCAACTAATTTTAAGGTATTCTTTCCAATTTTATCTATTGCAACAAAACCTTCTTGGCCAGTAACTTCATAACCGTTTGACGTTTTAAGAAGAGTTTTTAATCCTTCTACCTTATTCATCTTTCGTATAATCATATGTTTTGCGTCTACTATATAATTATAAACAGTAAATACATCTTCTATTTCTTTAGGAGAATGATTAGAAAAATAAGTTAATACGGAATTCATTTTTTCTTTTTGAGCTGATTTTCCTTTTTCCGATTTACGTTTATCCGCTTGCTTGTCATAATAGTCTTCTATGAATTTAATCAAGCCTACTGTAAATTTTCTAGGATTACCAACTCTTTCGCCATTACGTACCTTTGAGTTTATATATGTATTTACTCTCATATTCAATTCAGAATCTCGAGATAAATCTTCAAGAGTATCTTTCTTTATTCTTCTAAATACTTTACCGGCATTTGATAATATTTTAGTTATTTCTGCAGTTTCTTTTTTCGTAAATGTTGCACTACCAGATACGTCTTTAAATACAGCATCTATTGACCATACACTTTTTACTTTTTTGAGAGTTGACGCGATCTCCTTTCCAAATGTTGCTGACATTGCTTCAAAGCTGTCTCCTCCGTAAGTAGTGTGCCATACCACCCCGATGTCGGAGTTAAGGATTGTTTTTGCAAGTTCAGTATCTTTTGGTATCGCGTACACGATCGTGTTAGGATGAAAAGTAATATGCGGTACTCCATCAATCGTATCCGTTTTAATGTCTTCTTTTGAATATAGGAAATCACCCTGTATCACTCCTTTTATTCCAAGCTTGGAAAATTCGGCAAGCGCAACCTTAAACTTACTCGCAAGATCGCCGCTTAAATCATTATCTATTTCTGCTGGTGTTTTATATATCTTTGGATTCTTGTTAAATATTCCTTTCTTCGCGACAAAAAACTTCCCGTCTGTCGGATCAGTACCAGCGAATATTGCTGGTGCGCCATCCCACTTTGTACTTACAGAAATAGAACTGGTCGAGTTACCAGCCAACATATCTCTTAAAGATCTAAGAAAGTCAATTGATTGTCTCGTTCCTTCCACTCCATTATCTACAACAGAATCTTCAAGATGCCGCATGTGTGTGTTCTTGTTTTCGTTTAAATATTGTCTAAATTTTAACATGCTACATCCTTTTTATTGAGCCGTCGCGTTTAACGTGGAAAGCTTCAAAAGAAACTCCTGGGTATTGTTTTTGCAATGCTTTAAATGAAGTTATATTAGACATAGCGTCATCAAAGAAACGTATTCTCTGATATTCTCCACTCTTTAAGTAT